GATAGATTTATTGCTAAAAATTCTCCTGCTACTAATACAATTTTATCAGAACCTGTAACAGGTCAGATATCATCTATTCCTGAAAGATTATTATATGACTCTATAAAACAATTATATTATTCTAATTTTTTATTAGATTCATCTGGTAGTATTGCTACTACTGCTTCTTTTAATAATGATGGAACTATAACGAATTCAAGACGCACAACTAATTATTATAATTATTTATCATCAGATTTAGTACCTAGAAGAGAATTTCCTACACAATCAAATGCCAGAATAGGAGTGATATCTATACCATCTAAATTATTTGGTGAATATATTAAACCTAATACCTTTAGATACGAGGAAGATACCACTATAATGACAGATGATGGTGAGGGAAATTTATTTGATCAGGATGGGAACCAGTTAGGTAATATTATATATGAACATGGTGTTATCATAGTAACGGTAGAAAGTGAAGATGCATATGACTCTCTGTATGGTACAGCTATATATGGTACTGATTTATATGGGGTATCTCCAGGGTTTGATGCATTTATGACGGGCTCTAAAGTTACTTGTTCATTTGAAAGTACTTTAACTTTAAATGAAGTACAGTATGCTGCTCGTATTAGTGAAAATGAATTTGGATACTCTTTAAACCCTACCTTAATATCAGGGAGTAATATTAATAGTAACACTTATTATGATTTTGCTACAGGTTCATTTTTCCAACCCTACATCACTACAGTAGGAATGTATAATAACAATTATGATTTATTAGCTACAGCAAAACTGGCTAGACCTCTCCCGGTTTCGCAGTTTACTGATACAACAATAATGGTTAATTTAGATATGTTTTAATGAATTGGATTTACAAAGGAAAAGAAATAATAGATATTTCTCATTTTCCAGAAAACACTTTTGGTTTTATTTATGAAGTAACTCATGTACCATCAGGTAAGAAGTATATTGGTAAAAAACAATTATTTTTTAATAAAAAACTTCCACCTCTTAAGGGGTATAAAAGATGGAGAAAAGTAGTTAAAGAAGGTAATTGGAAAACGTATTTTGGTTCTCATGATTACATAAAAGAACTAATTAAAGAAAACAAACAAGAAGAATTTAAACGTGAAATTATACAAATTTGCTATAGTAAAAAAGAACTTACATATAGTGAAACAAAATTTCAAATGATGTTTGAAGTCCTAGAAAATCCTTCGTATATTAATAGCAACATACTGGGGAAATTCTTTAGATCTGATCTAGAGAATTATAAAGACTAATATGATAAATGATTTGTTAGTAAATTTAGCCAACTCCGTATTAGGAGGAGGTAGAAAAACTGCGCGGGGTAATTATGCTTATACTTGTCCCTTCTGTAACCACCATAAACCTAAACTGGAGATTAACTTTACAGTTAATAAAAAAGGACTTAATCCTTGGAACTGTTGGGTATGCAATACTAAAGGAAGTAGATTAATTACATTATTTAAAAAAGTTAATGCTGATAATTCTAAATTACAGGAATTAAAGTCATTAGTTAAAGTATATGATTATGAAGATAAACACGGTGTGCCTGCAGATACTCTATATTTACCTAAGGAGTATAGTAGTATATTAAATAATAATGATATCATAGCTAAACATGCATATTCCTACCTTAAACGTAGGGGACTAACTGATAATGATATTATAAAATATAATATAGGGTATTGCGAAAATGGTCTATATGCTAAGATGGTAATTATCCCATCTTATGATATTAATGGTAATTTAAATTATTTTACAGCTAGATCATTTGAAAAAGATCCCTATATAAAATATAGAAACCCCAGCTGGTCAAGGGACATTATACCTTTTGAATTTTTTATAAACTGGAATCTTCCTATTATATTATGCGAAGGTCCCTTTGATGCTATTAGTATTAAACGTAATGCTATTCCTTTATTGGGGAAAAATATTCAAAAATCTTTAATGAAGAAGATAGTATCTTCTACAGTTGAAAAGATTTATTTAGCATTAGATACTGATGCTATGACAAGAGCTTTAGAATTCGCTGAAGAATTTCTAAATGTAGGTAAAAAAGTTTACCTTGTGGAATTAAAAGATAAAGATCCTAGTGAAATGGGTTTTATTGATTTTACTAAATTAGTTCAAACTTCTAAGAAGTTAACTTATGAAAACCTATTTGAAAAGAAACTATCTTTAATATGAAAAGAAATGTAAAAAAATCCTATAATAGGATAATTGAAATATCTCCGGATGCTAAACAAATAACTTTACCTGATGCGAGGTATTATAGAAGAAATGGTGAATATTATCCCTCTATAACTTATGTACTAAGTCACTATCCTAAAGGTAAATTCTTTGAAGATTGGCTTAAAAAAGTGGGATACTCTGCTGACTTTATAGTTAAAAAAGCAGGGGAGGAAGGTACACAAGTTCATGAAATGATTGAACAATACCTGAATGGTAAAGAACTTAATTTCTTAAGTGAATATGGCAACCCTCAATATCACCCAGATGTGTGGCAAATGTTTTTACGTTTTGTTGAATGGTGGGAAGAATATAAACCTACATTAATTGAAACTGAAGTTCATTTATTTTCAGATGAATTAAAAGTAGCTGGTACTTGTGATATGGTTTGTGAAATAGATGGTGAAATTTGGATTGTAGATTTTAAAACATCTAATAATCTTCAAACGGTTTATGATTTACAAACGGCTGTATATGGTAAGTGTTATGAGGAATGTTATGGTAAAACCCCTCAAAGATATGGGATATTATGGCTTAAATCATCTAAAAGAAAACCTGCCAAAGGTAAAATGCAAGGTAAAGGGTGGGAAATGTATGAATCCAAAAGAACCCAAGAAGAAAATCTTGATATTTTCTTAACTGTTAAAAAATTATTTGATTTAGAGAATCCAAAACATTCACCTATTTTTACAGAATTTAAAACTACAGTCAAAAGAGAGTTGTAATATTTATAATAATGATATCATTAGTACAACTTTTAAGGGAACAAACAGGTAAACCTAAAGCCATTATTTTAGCGGGTGCCCCTGGCGCTGGAAAAGGATCCATCTTAAAGGATCTTGATTTGGGAGGACTTAAAATACTTAATATAGATAATATTTTTATTAAAAATCTTAAACAAGCTAATGTTAGTTTAGATTTAAAAAATGCTACACCTGAAGAAAGAGTTGAACAAGCTAAACAAATGGCCGCGGCCAATAAAGAATTTAAAGGTGAATTACAAGGTGTAATAGATGGTAAACAATCATTTATATTGGATGGTACTGCTGCTTCATATAATAAAACTGCAGAGTTAAAACAAGAATTAGAAGAGGCAGGATATAGCATAATGATGCTTTATGTTTATACTGATTTAGAACGCTCCCTAAAACAAAATGAAAAACGATTTGAAAAATCAGGAGGTGAGGATAGAAGTTTACCTCCTGCTATTGTAATGCGCACTTGGAAAAGTGTAACAGATAATATAAAACCATATTTTGATTTATTTACACCTAATTTTATAGCTGTAGCTAATACTTTAAAGGGTGATAAAATGGAAGATATAGAGAAAATCATTAAAAAATATCTTACTCCATTTAAACCCACAGGAACTAAACCTAAGACCCCAGCACAACTTCAAAAATCAAAAGAACAAAAAGCAAAATTAAACGCTGAAATTCAAGATATGTTAGATGAAGAATTTCTATATGATATTCTAGGATACACAATATCTAGGGAAGAAGCACAAATGAGATTAAAACAATTCCTGAATGGCTAAAATAGGATTATATGGAGGTGGGTTTAAACCCCCAACTAGGGGACACTTTGAAGTAGTAAAACAAGCGCTTGAAAGTAATCCTGATCTTGATTCACTTATAGTTATAGTAGGTCAAAAAGAGAGAGGTGGTATAGATCAATCTGATTCCCTAGTTATATGGGATATGTATTTAAAATATTTACCTTTAAAAGTTGAAATACTACCAGTAGCAACTCCTATACGTACTGTTTATAATTTAGCAAAAGAAAATCCACAGAATGAATATAAATGGTTTTTAGGTAAAAGACAAGGTAGGGAAGATGATGAAAGTGATATAGCATTAAGAACTAAACATCTTACTACTAAAAAGGATGATTATCCTAACCTAACTCCTATAACTATTGAGACCGGAAACGGGGGAGTTAGTGGTACTAAGGCTAGAGAATATATAAAAAATAATGATAAAACAGGTTTCTTTTCTTTACTACCTAATAGTTTATCCCTTGAGGAAAAAGAACAAATTTATACTATGGTATCTAAAAAAATAAATGAAGGGGGCCATAAAAAAAAGGACCCAAAAACAGGAACTGGTAAAAAACCCGAGGGTTCAGGGAGACGTTTGTATACTGACGAAGATCCTACTGATACTGTAAAGATTAAATTTAGAACTAAAGAGGATATAGTTGATACTTTAAATAAAAAATCTTTTAAAGCTAAATCTCATGCTCGTCAATCTCAAATAATTAACTTAATCCATCAAAGAGTAAGAGCAGCTTATCAAAATGCTAAAGATTCAGATACTAAAAGTAGATTAAAAAGAGCTTTTGATTATATTGCAGATAGGAAAGAAAAATCTAAGGAAAAAACCAAACGTTTAAGACAACAGGACGAAAGTTTAAAGGGATTTGCTAAGAGTAATGTAGGTACAAGATATAGAGCTATAGAAAAAAGAGGTAGTAAATATTATTACAGACAGGATGATCCATTAGGTGCTGGAATTAAACAAGAATTTGGTCCATTTGATACCAAAGCACAAGCTATTAAAAAAATGGAGGAATTCCCCCCAGCTAGTAGTTATAGGGATATTACAGATAATATAGATCCCGAAGCTCAAAAGAAACATAAAGGCAAATCTGCTCCCTATGGATCTGCTTATGAACCTATAAATGAAATAGGAATTGAATTATCTAATTATTCAGGACAAATATTACCTGGGGATGTAGTTTATGCTCCCAAGGGCTTTCCTTTAAGAGGTAATAAAAAGTTAATAAGGGGATTAGCTCTTAAAGTAATTAAAAACACAAGGGAGGGAGTAAATAGATATAAATTAACCTTAGAAGATCCTAAAACGGGAGAAAAATATTCAGTTCGTAATTTTGAAATGGATGGGGAGTATAAAGGGGAAAAATTACCACAATGGTCATTAGTAAGAAAATCCACTAAGAATATAGAAGAACTAGTAAGAAAAGTGGGTGATTACTATCATGTAATGAAAAGAGTCCGTTTAAAAGGTAAAACATCTAAGGGTAAAGCAGGTAAGGGGAAGAGAAGATTTAAAAGAAACCCATCTGGTGAATATAAATACAAAACTATTAAAAAATATAAGCGTAAAAAAGACGCTACGGATCTCCAAAGAGCCATAGATATTAATTATTTTGGAGAATCTTTACAAATAACTTCGGAGGGGGATACTTACGAAAAAATGGCTGCTAAAGGTAAAAAAACGGGTACTTTAAAACAGGGTACTGTTAGAAAAAGATTAGGTATAAAAAAGGGGGAAAAAGTTCCATTATCTTTAATTAAAAAGGAAATAGCACGTTTGAAAAAAATGGATAAGGATCCTAAAAAGAAGGGAGCTCAATTAGGAGATAAAAATCAAAAATATTATAAAGCATTGCAGTTAGCTAAGACTTTAAAAACTACTACTAATATTAATGAAAATGCTACTTATTCTGACAGTATAGATTATAAACAACAGATTCTTAATTTAACTAAACATATGTTAGAAAAAGGGGAGAATATTACACCTTTACCTAATGTTGTTTTTAAACATGGTGATAAGGAAAATGCCAAAGAATTTTTAGGTAAAACAGCTTATTATGATCCTAACACTATGACTATTGTGTTATACACTGAAGGTAGACATCCCAAAGATATTGTTAGGTCATTTTCCCATGAAATGATTCACCATCAACAAAATTTAGAAGGTAAATTAAATAATATTAATACTACTAATACTCTAGAAAATGATTATTTGGAAGATATAGAAAAAGAGGCATATTTAGAGGGTAATATTAACTTTAGAAATTATACTGATAGTCAATTACACGAAGAAAAACCATATAAACATAAATTTGGATTTGATAAAAAATTAGGTAAAGACCCATTTGGTATATCTGCTTTTGCTTATGAATTGGC